TTTTATTATCATAAGTTTATTTTGTGTTTGCGTATTTTTGGCTCAAACACTTAAAAAATTATTTATTTTTCTAAAAAAATAATCTATAATATAGGTATAACTATAATTTTTTAAAAGGAATAAAAAAAATGATTAAAGCATCTGATGTTGGCATTTTCACACCTCAACAAATGCGTGAGGTTTTAAAATTTCAGTTTGAAAACCTTTATAAAAAGGGCTGGGAAGTTATAGCAAGCGTTGGCAAGTCCCCATATTTGCACCCTTACAAGGATATTGATCGCAGTCAATTGCTAGCTTGGGGTTTAGAGAATATTCAGAATTTTAAGACTAATTCTATTACACTAAGGCTTGAAAATACTGATATTATTGCTCTTGATTTTGATATTTACGATACTGATTTATTTAACAAAATTTATAAAGTGTTTGAAGGGTATTTTGATAATCTACAAACTTGCAGAGGCAAAAAGGGTTGTAAGATTTTTTTAAATTGCCCATTCAAAAAAAAACTGTATAACACCTTTTCAATTCCTAGCACTTTTAATGATGGTGCTTTAAACTCTGATAACAAAATTCATAAGCAAAATATTGAGATTAAAAAGGGTCTAAGCACCGTTTATGGCGTATATCCGACTGATAACGATGTCTATCTTTATGACTGTATGCCAAACTCTGAATATGTTGTTAATTCCAGCATTTACAATATTAACGAAGTCACGGAAAAGCAATTTAATGAGATTGAGGAAGCTGTAACAGAGATTATCAAAAAGCAATATCAGATTAAAGAAACTCAAAGCCGTGATATTGAGCTGTTAAGGGCATCTTATTGCGTTTATAAGACTTTACCTTATGGCTTTACAGTTCAGTTCTTTAGGCTTTTATGCAAATATGGCAAAACTGATATTGCATTAGCTTTTGATGAGCCTTCCAAAATCGCACCTATTGAAGTTTGGCACGCCCAGGCATCAGAAACGGAAAAAATGAAATATATTAAACTTTTTAATCTGTATTTTGATGATAAAAAATATAACTTAATCAATGACTTGATTTTACATGATGTTGATATAGAAATGCTTAGAAATAAGAATTTTTTAGAAATTTTTAATATTTTTAACTCTGAAATGTTGACAAAATAAAAGTGATACATTATAGTTATAAATGAGTTATACAAAAACTTTTATTCCTTTTCCCCCTCTCCCACCTTTAAAGAGGGGGTTTTTATTTTGTTTTTAATAAAAAATTTTGTTTTTTCTGAAAAAGAATATAAAATAAAAGCATAAAATATTTTGATTTTCAGAGGGTTAATAAAAATAAAAAAAATGTATGATGAATTTCTAGTTATTCTCCCCCATTTAGCCTGTATGATCACGACTTTTGTAATTTCCATTTGTCGTTCAACTTACATCGGACAACCTCCAACAATCAATAAAAGACTTCTTGATGCCATTTTGTGCTCATTCTCTGCCGTAGCACTTTCATTATTCGCAAAAAACCATTTCACAGATTTATACCAGACTGGTGATGGTATGATTATTGGTGTTTGTATGGGGTATTTGGGTATTTCCCAGGTAGGTGATTTTTTTATTAACTTCTTGAAAAGGAAGGGGTTTTCAAATGATAAATAAAATTGCATTTGAATTTTTATTTTTATTTTCCTGCATTTGTGCTAATTCTCTGATTTTTTATTTTATAATTTTATTATTGGTGTCTTTTTACAGTTTTTATTTAAAGTACAAAAATTAAATATGAATAATTTTAAACTTTCAGAACGTGGATATTCTCACTTAATGCGATTTGAGGGACTTAGAACCAAAGCATATAAATTAAGTGGTGAAAATTTTTATACTATTGGTTATGGTCACCATTCTGCTGATATCAAGCCTAATGAAGTATGGACTGAGGCATACGCAGAAATGATTTTGAAAAAAGATGTTCAAACCTTTGAAAATCAGATAAATAACGCTTTAAATTGTGATAAAATTGAAGCAACTCAAGGACAGTTTGATGCCTTGGTTTGTTTGTTATTCAATCTTAAAGGCGTTAAAAAGAACGGTGTATTTATTCCTGCTATTTCACGCCTGACTGGTTGGCATTTGTGGCAGAAATTAAAAATTGGAGATATTAAAGGCTCTGCAAATGAATTTTTAGATATTATCGGCTCTGCAAATCCTAAGTTTGCAGAAGGCTTGAAAAGACGTAGAATTGCAGAAAGTCAAATGTTTTTATCTTAATAAACTCAAAAAAAAGGAAAAAAATGTACACCATAAAACTGCCGTGCCCAGTTTCTGCTAATCAGCGTTTAATCAAATCAAAGACTGGAATTTTAATCAATTCAGCTAAATATCGTGATTGGCATAATTTAGCACTTTTTCAAATTAAAAATCAGTTTTCCAAAATTAACACTTTGCAAGGTCGCATTAAATTATCCGTTGAAGTTCATTTCAAAGACAAAAGACGTAGAGATCTTGATAACATTGTCAAAGGCTTGCAAGATGTTTTAACGGAAGCAAAAATCTTTATTGATGATTGTCAAATTGATGAGCTTTTTGTTAAAAGGGCAGAAATTGACAAAGATAAAAAAGGCTATGTAATTGTTTTTATAGATGAGATTTAAAAAGGAAAATAAAAATATGTCAAAGTTTCATTATCCTATTGAAAACGAAGAGCACGATAATGTAAACAGTCCTGACCATTATCAAGGTAAAGTTGAATGTATTGACTGCATTGAGAGTGCGACAGCTGGACTTAAAAAAGGCAAAATACTACATTGATAAAATTATAAGTATTGAGGGTAAATAATGAATTTTGGTCTTCCTTATAAAGGTTCAAAAAATAAGATAGCTAAATGGGTATGCGATATCCTTCCAAATGCTAATACACTATACGATTTATTTGGGGGGTGGGGCAATAACTCATTATGCAAGCCTTAATCTAAAATATAATAATTACATCGTTAATGATTTAAATTCTTTATGTATCAAAGGTTTAAAAATGGCTTTTAATGGTGAATTTAAAAATGAAACACGATGGATAAGCCGTGATGACTTTTTTAAATTAAAAGATATAGATTATTACGTGGCTTGTTGCTTCTCTTTTGGAAATGATTTTAAGAGTTACGCTTATGGCAAAGATATAGAGCAATTTAAAAAAGCTATGCACTATTCTGTTGTTTTTAATGACAATTCTCTTTTATCTGAATTTATCAATACCGACAACTTGAATTATGCAAGTGGCGACACGCAGGATAGAATGATACATTTACGTAAATACCTGCGTAGTTTTACTGATTTTAAAGATAAAATGATTGGGTTACAAAACTTAGAAAGATTAACAAGGTTACAAAGTTTTGAGCGTTTGCAAAAGTTAAATGAATTAAATAATGAGCAAAAAGATAACATTAAATTTTATTCTGATGATTATCAAAAAATCCCATTAACTGATAAAGACGCAGTAATTTATTGCGATATTCCTTATTTGAACACTAATAAATATAAACACTCTTTTGATTATGAAAGGTTTTATTTATGGGCAGAAAAGCAGGAAATACCGATTTACATTTCAGAATATCAGATGCCAAAAGACCGTTTTGTTTGTGTAGCAGAAAAAGAAAAGAAATGTACTTTATCAGCTACAAACAATGGCAAGATTACAATAGAGAGAATTTTTAGACCTAGGACACAATTATAATATTTATGCTAAATACATTATTGATTTTATTAAGATTTTTACCTTACGTATTGATTTTTTGTGCTGGTTTTTACCTTAAAGGCTGTATGACTGATAAGCTCATAAGTGATTTAAAAAATCAAGTTATTGAAAATCAAGAAAAAATTATTATTACAGAAAGGAAATTAAACGACTATAATAATAATGTAGTTACACAAACTTTTGATTTTATTAAGAAAAATGATGAAATATTTAATAGTGCTTATAAGTTTGATTTTAACGGCTTGTACCAGCGTTCAGACAGTACAGAAGTGTCCGACATTGAAAGTGCCTCAAGTGTTGATGCAGAAAGAAGCAACAAATCAAGTGATAAGTACAGAGCAGAATATAACAGATGTATATCAGAGCTTGAAGGCTTTTACAGAAAAGAATTAGAAAAATCAAAGAAGTGCGATGAAATTACAATCAAATACAATTCTTTGATAGATATTGTTAATAATTTTTTGAAGGTGCAACAAGATGCAGAAAAAATCAACACAAAAAATTATCCAAATTGATTTAGATCAAGTTGAGGAATTGGCAAGCAAAGGTTTAACCAAAGAGCAGGTAGCCCATAATATGGCAGTTTCTGAAAGAACCTTTTATAGACGTGATCAAGAGCTAAACGGGGCAATTAGTGAGGCTTACAGAAGAGGCAAAAGCAAAGGCGTTCGAGTTGTTGCAAACGCCCTTTTTGAGAAAGCCAAAAAAGGCGACAACACAGCTATGATTTTCTTTTTGAAGTGTAACGGTTGGAAGGAAAATTCAGAAACAACTATTAAAATTGATACTGAAAGAAATGTACAGCAGTTATCTGATACAGAGCTTTTTGAGATTGTAGAAAATTCAAAGAAAACATCATAAATGACCATAGAAGAAGTAAAAGCTGAAATTATAAGACGTGCTGAAAATGAATTAAAAATCAGAGAGGCACGTAATAATTTATTGTCTTTTATTTCAGTTACTTATAAAGATTATAAAATTGGTTGGGTGCATCAAGAAATTTGTCAAACCTTAGATAATTTTTTAAAGGATTTAATTGATGGTAAACGCCCACGCTTGATAATTACAATGCCTCCACGCTCTGGAAAATCTGAAATTGTTTCAAGGCGTTTTCCTGCTTATTTCTTGGGTAAATATCCTGATTTATCAATAATTAGTGTGTCTTATTCTGCAACATTGGCAGAAGATTTCTGCCGTGATGTGCAAAGAATTATTGATAGTGACGAATACAAGAAAATTTTCCCAGATACAAAATTATCAGATAAAAAGGATAAAAACTACAAAAGAACATCAGATATTTTTGAGATTGTTGGTCATAAAGGTGTTTATTGCTCTGCTGGCGTTGGTGGTGGTATTACTGGTAAAGGTTGCGACATTCTTATCATTGATGACCCTATCAAGAACAGACAAGAAGCAAATTCAGAAAATACACGCAAAAAAATATTTGATTGGTACTCATCTACTGCATATACAAGATTAAGCCCTATTGGTGGCGTTATAATGATGTGTACAAGGTGGCATCTTGACGACCTTATCGGTAAAGTTTTAAACGATAAAAATCAAAAGCCATTCCACGTTATTTCATACCCTGCTATTGCAGAACATGATGAGCCTCACAGAAAGCAAGGTGAAGCCCTGCACCCTGAACGTTTTAGCCTTGAAATTTTAAATGAAATTAAATCTACATTGTCAGCTTCTGATTGGTTATCACTATATCAGCAAAGACCAACGCCAGAAGGTGGAGCAATTTTTCAAACTTCCAAACTAAGATATTATGATGAAAGCTCCGAACCTAAACGCTTTGATCAAATTGTAGGCTCTTGGGATATGACATTCAAAGAGAATAAAACAAGCGATTTTGTAGTTGGTCAGTTATGGGGCAGGAAAGGTTCAGAATTCTATTTGCTTGATATGGTCAGAGACCGAATGGACTTTGTTAAGACCTTAAAAGTATTTATAAATTTTGCTAACAAGCATAAAAATTGTAACTGCTGGTTAGTTGAAGATAAGGCAAACGGCACAGCTATTATATCAACATTAAAGAAGCATATAAGTGGCATTATTCCTATCACGCCTAAAGAGAGCAAGCAAGAAAGAGCATACGCCATAACGCCATATCTTGAGGCTGGTAATATATTTTTTCCTAAAAATCAAAAATTTACAAAAGATTTAGAAGAGGAAATGATACAATTTCCAGCAGGTGCACACGATGACACGGTTGACAGCATGACACAAGCCTTAAATTATTTCAGAATGAAAAAGCGTGTTCAGATGTCAGAGAGCAATAAAATGTATTTGTTACGAGGTTTATTACGATGACAGACAAAAAGAATAAAATAAATTATGAAAATATTGAGATGTTTTTGACTGAAAGGGATTGCAAGAATTTTGACAGTTTAGAGAATGTGAAAAATAACTTTTCAATTCCTTTTACATCAGTCAGAAATGCAGACCATATAGCACAAATGAACGAAGATTTTGACAATGCAGGAGGCTTTGAAAGTCTTTTTAATACTTTGACTGAGCATAGTCTTGAGCTTGGTCAATATCCTATTGCATCTTTTATCGGATATGGAGCCTTGCAACAGATATCACAAAACGGCATGATAAGAGCTTGCGTATCAACTGTTGCAGATGATATTACAAGAAAGTGGATAACTATTAACTGCGATGATGCCGATAAATCTTTGAAATTACAGAATTTAATTGATAAAAAATATAAATTAAAAGAAGTTATCCATAATGCAGTTTTAAAGACTGGTTATTTAGGTGGCTGTTTAATTTATATAGATACAGGTTTTCAGAATGATCCAAATGACCCTTTGAACATTAGCAATCAGACGGCAGAATTAACACAGAACGCAAATTTAAAATTTAAAATTATTGATCCGTCAATTTCTACACCGTTCAAATATAATTGTTTTAATCCTTTGGCAGATGACTATTACAAACCTACAAAATGGGTTGTAAACGGCATCACAATTGATGCAAGCCGTCTGTTAGTATGTTCAGAAAATGAGCCACCATTACTTTTAAAACCAGCTTATAATTTCCTTGGTATTCCACAAGCACAAATCTTATGGGACTACGTCTTACATTTCAATGAGTGCAGAACTGCGACACAAAGGCTATTAAGCAAGATAGCTTTACTTGTTGTCAAAACTGATATTGATGCTGTTTTTGAGAGTGAAAACGGATTACAGAATTTTGATATAAGAATGAAAGTGCTTGAAAAGTACAGAAATAATGATAGCGTTTATGTATGCGATAAAGAAAGTGAAGATGTAAATAATATTCAGTCAACAATTACTGGCTGTACTGATATTGTGCGACAGTCATTAGAATTGATAGCTTGCATTAACAGAACACCAGCCGTAAAACTTTTAGGTATCTCACCTAGTGGCTTTAATGCTACTGGTGAAAGTGACGTAAAGAATTATTATGATTATATTTCATCAAAGCAGGAATTATATAGAGATGTAATCAATGAGTGCATCAAGTGTATTCAGTTGGCGGAGTTCGGCTATATTGATGAAAGCGTTAATTTTGATTTTGTAAACCTCAACGATGAGAATGAGGGCGTAAAAATCACTAATTTTGTTAATAAGGTTAATGCACTTGGTTCAATGCTTGATAGACAGATTGTAACTGCAAATGAAGTTAGAGAAATTATCAAAGCTGATGATACGCTTGATTTTTCTAAACTTGAAGGTGAGATTGACGAAACAGATTATTCAGAGCTTTTTAATGGCGTGAATGAAAATGCAGAAGTACAAAACAGTTAGAGCTATTGAGCCAAATGCAGGTGCAAGAATGAGCCTTAGAAACAAGCTCATAAAATTAAATAAGGATTTTTCAGAGTTTGTTTTATTTTCTATGATGCAGGAGCTTGATAAATCTCAATATTTGTCTGTATCAGATAGTTTTTTAACCCCAGCTCAAAAAAGAGTTATGACGGCTTTAAAAAATAGAGGTTTATCAGCTTTTAGAAAAAATCAAAACTTGGTAGGTTTTTTATCTGAGTATATTTCTAAAAATTCAGTAAAATGGACAAAGCTGTTAGCAGCTGCAAGCGAAAAGATATTAAACAAAGAGCTTGAAAAGATTGTGAAATCAACTGCTACTGCTAATAAACAAGCATTTTTAAATGTAGGCTTTTCAAAAGAAAATTTAAAAGAAGGGGGACAACTTCCGACTGTTTCAAGTCCTTTTATTTCTCCAGAAGCAAAGAAATTCATTCAGGAATTTAAAACTGAAAAGATATCAGATTTTGTGCAGATGAATATGACAACAGCAGATAATATCAAGAATATTCTTGCTGAGGGTCTAGAAACTGGCAATGTATTTTCACATATTCAAGAAAATGTTAAGATGATGCAAGGAAGCACGGAACGACAGATTAACAATTATGTGCTTGATCAAACTTGTAAAATAAATTCAGAAATTACAAGACTTAATGCAAAGAGTTTAGGCATAACAAAGGCAATATGGAAGCACATTGCAGGTCAATACTCAAGCCGTAAAACTCATAAGGCATTTGATGGAAAAGTCTTTAATATTGATGAGGGTCTTTTTGATGAAGACGTGCAAAAATATGTTAAACCAGCAGAGTTAAAATACTGCCGTTGTGTTTATCGCTTAATTTATGACTAAAAATATGAAAATATTTAAAAAAATGTTTGACTTATATTTTTTTTATTCTTAACATTCAAATAGATAATAAAATCAAAAGGTTATGAGATGAAATTCAAACTAATTTTTGATACAAAAAATTCAAATCGTGAAAAAGATGCAAACGGCTTTCTACACGTTAAAAACTGTCATTGCACTAAGGTACAGATAGCTCCATATCTTGGTTGTGAAATCTCAAAGGATTTAATAGCTGATAAAGTCTATAATGTATATAGACCAGAAGAAGAGCTAAATAAAGCTGAAACAATTCAATCACTTAACGGAGTGCCATTACAGTTAGAGCATCACGATGATACGGCAGAAAAGCCAGCACAATACACTAGAATTGGTGCTACTGGTACTGATGCCGTTTTTGAATATCCTTATCTGTCAAATTCATTACACTTCTTCAATCAGAAAGCCATTGACTTAATTGAGAGTGGCGAAAAGTGTGAGTTATCAATCGGTTATGATTGTGAAATTCATAAGGAAGCAGGAGAATTTGAAGGCGTGCCATACGATTTTGTGCAAAGAAATATCAAAATTCAGCACGTAGCATTGGTTGAATGTGGCAGAGCAGGAGCAGACGTAAAAGTTTCAGACAGTAAAGAGATTATTCTTAATTCAGAAAAAAATGAGGTAAAACAGATGGATAAAGAAAAGTTATTACAGCTCATTAACGAGCTTGTAAAGGCTGGGGCATCAGAAGAGGAAATCAAGGCAAAGATTGATGAACTCACTTTAGATGCTTGTGAAGATGATGAGGTTGAGCTTGAGGCTGAAGAGGTTAAAACTGAAGAGCCAGACACTGAAGAGGTAGAGGAGCAGGAAACCTCAGATGAAGAGCAGACCGAGCAGAAAGACGATGACGATTTAATCATTGAAGAGGTTAAGGCAGAGCTTGAAAAGGCAGGTCTTGATGCTGAGAATGAAGAGCTTGTAAAGGCTTTTATTGTTGGCAATCACTTTGCAAAGGCAGAAACCGAAGCAACTGATGAAGATACTACCGATGAAGAGGCTACCGAAGAGGAAAAGGAAGCCGAAGAGCAGAAAGCTACCGATACCGCATTAAAGGTTGCAAAGATTGTTAAGGCTGACATTGAACGCAGATTTAATGCAGTTAGTGAGGTTCGTCACATTTTAGGTGATGTAAACGCTATGAAGTATGATAGTGCAGATAAGATTTATCGTGATGCATTATCTAAGATGGGTGTTAATGTTAAGAGCCTCAAGGATAGCGAGTGCAGAGCCGTATTTCGTGCAGTTTCTGCTGTAAAGGTAAAGTCTAAGGATTGTAATTCAGTTAAGAAAGCTGAAAAACATACAGCTTTAGATAAGTTATTTAACAGAGTTTCAGTTTTATAAGGGGTTTAAAAAATGCAGAAAAGCGTTAATTTAGTTGTTAAAAAGGGTTTTGATGGTCAGAAAGTAACCACTGATCAGAATGTTTATACTTGTGAAAATTATTTAAGCGATGGTACTGTAAAGGCTGGTACTTTTGCTTTTAAGGGTTCAGCATCTGGCAATGGTGAGCAGTTTGGCGTTGTATCAGCTACTGGTTCAGCTTTAGTTGGTTTCGTTGAGCGTGTAGTAGATGCTTCAATTGCTCCAACTGTTGAAGCTACAGACGTATATCCTGCTGGCTTCCCTGTTGCAGTAGCTTTAAAGGGTCAGTTCTATGTGACTGCCAACGCTACCGTATCAGCTGGTATGTTAGTACTTGTTAATGGTACAACTGGTGCTATTACCTTTGCTTCACAGACTAGCGAAAGCTTAATTGATACTGGCTTCCGTGTTGTAATCCCAGACGGCAAGACATCTGCAGGCAATGGCGATGTTATCGTAATTGAAAAGTTTTAATTTGAGAGGAAATAATAATTATGTCATTCAATGATAAAGCAAAAGAGTTAGGTTTTGTTTCACCTAAGGGCTTTATGGCTTTTGATAGCGTAGGCGATGCCGTAAAGCTCAACAAGGAAAAGACTGCAAGAATGTTAGCTGATAGCAACTCTATCGGTTATCCTATTTCTGCATTTTCTTATTTATCACCTGAGATTGTGCCTATTCTGTTATCAGCTAGAAACGCAACTAAATTAGGTCGTGAAGTAAAGACTGGTGTATGGACTGATGATTATATGCAGTTCCCGGTTGAGGAATACGCTGGCGATGTAACTCCTTATAATGATTATCAGAATGGTGTTACTACTGATGTAAATTATGAGTTCCCAGTACGTGAGCAGTTACGCTTCCAGACTACCTTAACCTTTGGCGACTTAGAGGCTGAAAAGGCATCATCTGCAAAAATCGGCTTAATCAATGCAAAGCAGAGAGCATCTGCTGAAATCATCGCACAGGAAAGCAATCGCTTTTACTTATATGGTGTACAGGGTAAGAAGATTTACGGTCTGTTAAATGATCCAAATCTTAACGCTACCATTTCACCTATCAATATTGCTCCAGCTGGCCAGACAGGCATCACCACTTGGGCAGATAAGATGTCAAGTCAGCCTTCAACCTTTGCTAATATCGCTTATAACGATATTAACGCTTTATGGACTGAGCTTTGCTCAAAGAATGGTGGCAATATTGATGCTAATACTCCTATGATTTTAGCTCTGTCAAATAAGATGCTTCCATATCTCAATACTCCTAACTCATTCGGCTTAACTGCTTCAAAGATGATTAAGGACAACTTCCCTAACATTGAGATTATCGCATTACCTGAGTTATCAACCTCAGCTGGTGAGCGTGTACTCTTAGAAGTTCCAGAGCTTATGGGCGTATCAACTGTTGATTGTTGCTACTCTGATAAGTATCGTTTAGGTCGTTTGGTTGCTAAGACTTCATCATACGAGCAGAAAGCAATTTCAACCACTTGGGGTGCAGTTGTAAAACGCCCTTCTTTAATCGCAACAATGTTAGGCATTTAATTTTACTAATTTGTGATTAAAGTGCTATAATTCAAGGTGTTAAGACATAAAAAAATCTTAGCACCTTTTGTATATACGTATGAAAATTAAAATAAAAGAGGGTTTAAAAAATGGGTAGACCAAAGAAAAATGTTAATGATTTCAATGCGTTAGCTGATGTTGTCGGCAGTTCAGACACAGAAATCAAAAAGAACGAAATTAAGAGCGATGATGTTATTATTGCTGTTGCACTCCGTCACGGACATAAGTTTAATGATATTCCAGATGGCAACGGTGGCATAAAAGATGTGTATCTTGTTGGTCTTGATGATGAGTTAAGAGGCAAAAGAGAAGGTATTTTAACTCCAGACGGCATAGCAAAATATCAGCGTTTAAGCCGTGCAGACTGGGAGAACATTTTAAAAATTCACGGCAAAGAGCAGATGTTTAAGACTTTTAACGGCTTCCCACCTTGCGTCTTTGAGATTGAAGGTGGTATGGCAGAGGCTCACAATTATGAAAGTGAAATCAAAAATATTAAGACTGGTTTAGCACCTATTGATTTAAAGAAATCAAAGGTTGAAGAAAACTAATAAAATCAAAGGGATAACAAATGATTTTAGAATTTAATCAAAGTAAATTTTTAACTTTATTTAGCAATATCAATGACTTATATGTTAAAGGCAAAATTTCAGATGAATATTTATCTGAAAAATTTAATGTTATTTGTCAGATGTTAGGTAATAAAGATAATTCTGTTATCCCTTATGACACAGATAAAAATATTCTTGATAGAGAGCGTTTATTTTTTTATGCTCTCTGTCATTTAATCACCTTAGAAAATCAAGACTATAACGGCAGAATTGCAAGTGCCTCACAAGGTTCAGTATCTACATCTTTTGACTTGTTAAAGGGTGGAAATTTTACAAAGGATTTTTGGGCACAAACTCAATGTGGCTCTATTTTCTATATGCTTTTTCAGTCTTATACAAAGGGTGGCAGGCTGTATCACTCATATAATTATCACCCTTACGGATAAATAGAAAATGGCAACTGTAAGATTAGATTTAACCAAAATTCAAAACGCTTTAACAAAGTTGGAAAAAGTATCAAAGCGTTCAGTTAAAATCGGTATTCTTGCAGATGCTCAATACAGCAACGGTACAAAAGTGACTGATGTCGCAAATATTCTTGAAAATGGCTGGGTGCAAAGAGTTACACCAAAACAAAGTGCTTTTTTAAGATATCACGGATTAAAAGTGTCTCCTGGCTCAACACTTAACTGTCCCTCACGCCCTTTTTTCTCTAATACCGTAAAAAACAAATCAGATCAATGGATTAAATTAGGCGAACGATATTTTATAGCAAATTTCAGTGTTGAAAATGCAGATAATGCCGTAATCAATGGGCTAACTGCAATAGGTACAAAAGCAGTAGCAGATATTCAAGATACATTATATGATAATGATGGCATCGCTCCACGTTCAGAAGCTACTTTACAAATGTACTCTTTTGCAAAGGCAAACGCAGAAGCAGATAGTGGCACGGGCAGAAAGCAGTCATTGTATAAAAGTGGCACGCTCTTTAATGCAATAACATTTGAGTTGATATAAGTATATGAATTTACACGATATTGTAAGAAAATCAATAACAGCCATACACGATGATAAGGCTTTGACCTTAATCAAGTATGAGGGTAAGCAAAATAATTTTGGCGTGTTTTCAACTGTTTACAAAAAGTATGAAGGCTTAAAGGGTAATTTTCAGCCTGATGATGTAAAAGACACATATATAAATAACACTGTTGAGAATGAAACCACTTATAGATTATACGTTTATGCTAATGAGGTAAAAACCCTCAATATTTTTAAAGCACAAAACAAAGGCAATGACTTTATTATATGTGATGATTTAACATACAAAGTAATTGAAATTATTGAGGATTTTTCACAAGATTTATGGCTTTGCGTTCGTGTAAGTTTACAAAGTGAACCTATTGATTTTAATTTAGTTGAAGATTTAGAAAATGAATAATGATTTAATCAAAGCTATTTACCTGTTTATCAAGGAATTTGCAAAGCCTCAATTAAATGATGACTGCATTATTTTTGCAAAGCAAAATAATATTTCTTTGCCAAATTCTGATTATTGCGTTTTTGATATTGTTGATTTAATTCAGCATGGCAAGCCAGTTGAGTTATATAACGAAAATTTAGAAACTACGACTATCAAAGACAGAACAGAAGTGAATGTTAAGATTGATTTTTATGCTAGTATGCAAGCTGGTGGGACTGGAATGTCAGCATATACAAGAGCAGGAAACATCAATCTTGTATCAAGAAGTTATCTAGCCTGCAAGTTTTTAGAGCCTTTTGGTCTTTCTTTAATTGGTGCAACATCGCCACTTGATACAACAATTGTAAGAGAAAACAACTATTTACGCAGATATTCTTTAACTTTATCATTATTAACAACCACAGAATTTACGGTTAATTTTGAATTTTTTGACAAAGTGCAAAAAGTTATTAAAAATGTTGACGTTTTAGAAGATTTGTTTTAATTTTCAAATAGATAATTTTTGTTTTTAAATTTAAAAATGAGGTAATAAAAAATGGCAATTTCTGCTAATCAGATTGTACAGGTCCTGCCTAGAATTTTAACTGGTACAGGCAAGGATTTACAGTTTAATGGCTTAGTGCTTGATAAGTCAAATCTTATCCCAGTTGATGAGGTTTTAAGTTTTGGTGATGCTGATAGTGTAGGCGATTATTTCGGCACTTTATCAGATGAGTACAAGTTCGCTCAAATTTATTTTTGTGGATATACTAATTCACAGATTAAGCCTTCAATTTTAAACTTTTATAGGAATGTAAGAGAGGGTGCAAACGCTTTTGTGCGCGGTGTTGAGTTAGCACCTGTAAAGGCTTTATCAGATTTAAAATCAATCTCTTCTGGCTCTTTTAATGTTTCCTTTGATGGTTCAGCTGTTGAGCTTTCAGAGGTTGATTTAAGTTCTGCAAATTCTCTTAGTGATGTTGCTTCAATCATTGAGTTGGCATTACAGGAAGAAGTAAACGGTGTTTCTTGCACTTATTCAAGTCACAATAATTGCTTTACTGTTCAAGGTGTTAGCAAGTTAGATAGTAGCTCAGTAGCTGATATTTCTGGTGATATTGCAATTGCAATGGGCTTAACTGATACAAATGCAGTTGTTTCTGTTGGTTCTGCTGTTAAGTCTGTTAATGACGTAATGAACGCTTTAACAAGCATGTACCAGAATTTTGTGACCTTTACTACATTAGACGAGCCATCTGATGCAGATGCTTTAGAGCTTGCAAAATGGGCAAGTGCTCAGTCAAGTGCTGGTACTATGTATCTTTATGTTTGTTGGGATAGTGATGCAGGTAATCTTGATATTAACAATACTGATGTTATCGCAGAGCAGTTAAAAGCCGAGAATGTCGGTGCTACTTGTGTTGTATATAATTCCTATGCTTATGCTTCCTTCATTATGGGCACAGGTGCATCAATCAATTGGGAGGCTAATCAGGGCACTATTACTTGGGCTTTCAAGGGTCTTGAGGGTTTAGGTGCTAACATCAATGACAATCAGCAGTCATTAGCTTTACAGCATCATGGTGTAAACTTTATGGGCAACTTCGCAACAAGAAATGACAATTTTGTATTTTTATACAATGGTTCAATGCTTGGTGCTTGGTCTTGGATTGATACTTACTTAAATGCTTGTTGGTTATGCAACGCTTTTCAGGTGCAGATAATGGCAGGCTTTAAGACTGTACGCAGAGCACCTTATAATGAATATGGTTACGCTTTAGTTCGCTCTTGGTGTAAAGATGTAATTAACAGAGCTGTAAACAATGGTGTTATTGATACAGGTGTAACACTTTCAGAAACTCAAAAGAGCACCTTAATTCAGGAGCTTGGAGCTGATTATTCAAGTGATATTTTCTCAAACGGCTATTATTTACAAGTTAAGGAGGGCTCTGTAAATGCACGCCAGCAGAGAGAGACACCAGTATGTAACTTTGTTTACACCTATGGTGGTGCAATTCACAAATTAACTATGCCAGCAATTGCAGTAGTTTAAATAATTGATAAGAGGTTTTTATAAAATGAGTGATAATTTTGATTTAACAAGTGCAAATGCAGTTGTGATTTTATCAGTTGATGAGCTTTATCCTAATGGCGTTCAAATTCAAGGCTTTAGTACAGATAGTAGCTTTGCTGTAGATGATGCTACTATTGCAGAGGCTAGAATGGGTGTCGATGGTAAGTTATCAGCAGGATATACACCAGCACCTAGAACCGTAACAATTACATTAGAGGCAAATTCACCTAGTCTGCCTATTCTGTCTAATATCGTTGAGGCATCGCAGGTAACTAGAAAGCCATTCAAGTGTCAGATGTATATTACAATTCCAGCTTTAGGCAAAGAATACACATTAGCTAATGGTGTGTTACAGACAGGTCATACTATCCCAGACGGAAAGAAGGTGCTTGATCCAACAAATTGGACTTTCATTTTTGAGAGTTGTAAATCAACAACTATCTAAATATTTGATTTTTATATAAAATATTGGTGTACCATTGGCGAGGTCGTTTCAGGCTTCGCCCTTTTTTAAAAATATTAAAGGAAATAATAAAAATGAGAGAAATCAAAGATTTAACAATCAATGATGGCGATAACGCTTACAAGTTCAGATTAACACAGTTAAGTGCTATCAGCTTACAGAAATGGGCATTTAAGGCTGGCGTTCTGCTTGCAGGCTCTGGCGTTCTTGATGCAGATGCAGAAAGTACAGATGTGACAGAAATTATAAATGTTATCTCAAAAAAAGGTTTTTCATTCCTTGGCAAAATTGATGCCGATAAGGCTCATAATTTGCTTATGGAGTTAGTGGAAAAGACTGCAAAGCGTGTAGTTAATAATAATACTCTGTTAGATGTCAATGAAAATGAGCTTGAAAACATTTTCAGTGATATTAAATCTTTGTTTTCTTTAGAAAAAGAGGTATTTAAGATAAATTTTTCTTTTTTCAACAAAGAAAACCTATTAAATTCAGACAAATCACAGAACGAAGTCGAGCAAAAACCATTGAAACGAGGAATATCAATTACTCAGTCAGTTTAATTATTAACGCTAATCTATGCACTCTAAGAGAGCTTGAAGAATATTATTCTTATGATGATTTTTTAAATTTATTGGAGTGCCTGGCAGTTAAGAATTATAATGAATATATGATAAATAAAGAAAATTCAAGGAGATAAACAAAATGGCAACTGTTGGAGAAACATTATTTATTGCTTTAGGACTTGATGCTTCTTTGGCAGTTGATAGCCTTAAACAATTTCAGAATAATTTACAAAATACATCAAATACAGCCGTTAATTCAGCTCAAAAGCTGGAAAACGACACCCAAAATGCACTTCAAAATGTTGATAATTCAGCAAAAAACATAAATAGCACTCTTTTAAAAGCTGAGGAGCAGACCAAAAAGGCAGGAAGCTCTTTTGAAACTATGACTTCAAAATGGGGTGGAGCCTTAAAAGGTCTTTTCACTTCAATTCTTGCACCGATAGCAGGTGCAATGACAGCAGGAGCAGTATTGAAGGGGTATTTTTCAGATGTCGCACAAGTCGCACAAATGACAGGTGCTTATTCATCTAAGATGGAAGAGTGGCGTAAAAAGCGTAATATGTTAGCACGAGTTAACAAAGAAGACATTGAGCTATACAAGAAAATTCGTGAAGGAATGTTTAAATTCAATGAAGCAATGGCTAACGTATCAGCTACTATTATGCGTTCCATTTCCCCTGCTATTAAATTCTTGGTTGGTCTTTTAGATAAGTTTTCTAATTGGATAAATGCAAATCAGAATAATATTGTTAGATTTATCAAGATATTAGCTGTGACAATTAGTGTGGCTCTTATTCCATCACTTATTAGAATGGGCAAAGCTCTATTGATGAACCCTTTAACATGGATTATCGCAACTTTAGGCGTTTTGGTTCTGATAATTGATGATTTAATTACATACATCAATGGTGGCGATAGTGCTTTAAGTGGTCTTTGGTCGCAGTTTGGTACTGGTGAGGAAATCGGCAAAGCCTTAAATTCTGTACTTCAAAATTTAATGGCTATTTTATCGGTTATTGGTAAGCCTTTGGCAGTCTTGGCTAGTGGCTTTGGTGCTTTTAAAATCGTTCAAACTGTTATAGGTGGCGTTGTTAAGGGCATTTATGCAATGCGAACAGCTTTAACAGTCCTAACTGCTCACCCTATTATCGCTTTCTTAACTGCAATCATTGCATTGATAATGTGGCTTGTTGATGCTTTTAATAGAGCAGGTGGCGATTGGTCAAAGGTCTTTGACATAATGGCTCAAGATGTCATTGATTTTCTTAACCTTTTCGGTGGTTTAGGTGATAAATTAAAAGAATATTTTGTATCTTTATTTGCGTTTATCTCAAATATTTTTAATTCTTTTAAAGATTATTTCTTAAATGTTTTCAGTATCTTAACTGATAGTAACCTTTCATTTTTTGAAAAGGTTAAAGGCATATTTAACGCCTTTATTGAGCTTATCACAAACATATCAAAATTGATTACTGATAGGTTCAAAGAAGCATTTAACACAGTTGTAAACATCTTTGCAAAGATATTTGAACCTATTGATAATGCTCTAAATGGTGCTTTATCAAACATCTGGAATAAAATTAAAGATGTCTTCACAATGATAAAAGATTATATTATTTCAGTCTTTAAAGATGCCTTTGACTTTTTTGGTAACGGCATCAACAAAGTAAAAAATGCGTTAAGCTCTGCAACGGATAACGTTAAATCTTTCTTTGGCTTTGGTTCTGATAAAGACAAAGAAGCAACAAAGGAAACAACTCCAAACGCTAAAAAAGAAGATAAAAAACCTTTGTTTGATTTTGGCTCTAAAAATAATGCTAAAGAATTAACGGAAATTGCGACAACTTCAAATGTTGCAAATAATAATTATAAGAATAATGTTAATAAGTCAGTTGTTCAAAATATTAATGTTGATGCCAGAGGGTCAGAGGAGCAGGCAGGCTCATTTGTTGCAAGCCTCACCAAAGATACTGATGATTATAATAATTATTCTAACAATGCACAAACGGCACAATTTTAATGAGGTAGAAAATGAATTTTGTTAAAAATAATTCTGTAAATTTTGGTTCAAAGGTGATAAATAATTACCTTACTGGAAATTTGCAAGGTGCAGATGCCGTTAGTGAAGATTTTAACAATTGGAATATTCTTGATGAGAACGGTCAAAGGGTTTTAACTTTTGACAGTTTTATTAAAAGCTCTGTAAATTCAGAAAGTAAAGTCACTCAAATGCCAGTAGAAAAAGGTTCATTTGTTGATTATAACATTGTGAAAACACCTTTAAATATGAGTGTGACCCTTGTTAAAAGTGGCTCAAGTGATGAGTTAAGCGAGTATGTTAATACTTTGCTTGAATTAGTTGACAGTACAAAATTAGTGACCGTTATAACGCCAGAGAAAGAATATAATAATATGAAAATTGTTAAGGTTAATTTTGACCGTTCAACAGATAAGGGTGTGAATATTATTCTTGCAGAGTGTAATTTCTTGGAAATTAGGCAGGTGCAGAGTAAATACGGAAATGCAAGACTTCAAGGCAAAACGTCAAGAGGCTTACAACAGCCAAAGCCAAAAGCAAAAGAAACATCAGGACTAAAAGGCATTTTGGGTTATATTTCTTAAATAAGGAAAAAATTGTTATGTTAGAAATTCCTTTAAACAATGAAAAAAATCAAGAATTTAACATTATTCTTGATGAGCAGGAATGTACTATACAAGTGCAGGAATTAAACAATAATTTATATTTTTCTCTTTATGCAGATGATAAACAAATTATAGAAAATACCTTAGTAAATATTGGCATCAGAATTTTACATAACAAGCCTTTTGATTTTAAAGGCAATTTTGTGTTTATAGATACATATTCAAAAGCCGATGAGCAAAAGAACCCTAATTTTATGCAGTTAGATGATAGGTTTAAACTGTATTTTTTAACTGCCGAAGAGGATTTGAGAATTGGCAATAACTGAAATAAAAGATAAAAGCCGTAAAAGTGAAAACTTTAATTATACGACTTTTACAGAGAAAAAATTACAGATAAGAATTACCTTATCAAAAGGAAAATTTAAAAATCAGGAAGGTAATACATACATAATCAATGATTTGGCGATGTCTGTAAAAGTTGAAAAGCTAGGGGCACCAGACTTTGGCAAGGCAACGGCAGAAATCTACGGCTTGCCACTTGATGTTATGCAACAGCTTACAACTTTGAATATGAGCCCTTTGTTTACCTTTAGAAATTATATAACCATTTTTGCTGGCGATGACAAAAACGGATTAAATCAAATATACGCAGGTGCAATTACTGGGGCAAGCTGTGATTTTAACTCTGCACCAGATATAAAAATGAAAATTGAAAGCCGTCAAGGCTTCTTTGGCTCTGTAACATCTCAAGATGAAAACTTTGTAAAAGGTTCAATGTCTGCAAGTGATTTTATTTCGCAACAAGCAAAAAATATAGGTTTTTCCTTTAAAAATGAAGGAGTTACAAGCTCTGTTAAAAATGCTTTGTTTACTGGCTCACCTATTGAACAGATAAGACAATGTGCCTCGCAAATTGGAGCAGAAGTTATTATTGATGATGAGCAAATAATTTTATTAAAGTCTGAAAGAAAAGGAAATGTACCGATTTTATCTAAAGATAGTGGTCTTCTAGGTTATCCAGTTATGACACAAAACGGCATTGAATTAAAAGCTATATATAATAAAGATTTTCGCTTTGCTGGATTGATAAATATTGAAAGTGAAATACCTAGGACTTCGGGCACTTGGCGTATCATTAAATTATCCCATTCACTTGATGCTAATTTACCTACATCGGGCAAATGGGAAAGCTCTATAACTGCCTTTTATCCTCATTTATCAGGTGCAGTTGGAAAATTCGTTTAAAATCAAAGGTATATTATGGCTATTAACGAAAATAATAAACGCGGTATGATGTCTGCCTATGCTGGTACATCAGAATTTAACGGCAAGGAAGCACAAATAAACAAGCATATTCAAGACTTAAATACTACTTTCGTTGGTAAGGTTACAAAATGCACATCAAACGGTGTTAATGGCTCAAAGACTGTTACGGCTATCAATCTAATTCAGCAGATTAACGCTGAAGGTAACGCATTAAAAAATATAGAAGTTTCTGATTTACCACATTATCGTTTACAGGCAGGAATAGGTGCAGTTATTCTTGATCCAGTACCTAATGACATTGGCATTTTTTCTTGTGCAAAGCGTGATATTAGCAATATAAACAAAGATACAAGCTCACCACAAGTGCCTGCAAGTTTTAGGCAGTTCAATGGCTCTGATGCCGTTATGGTTGGAACAATACACACACAAACGCCAAAAGTTTACATACATATTCAACAAGATGAAACTATTACAGTTATTGCACCAAAAGGCTATAATTGTGAAACAAATCAAAAACATAGCATAAAAGCAAATACTGCTGTGATTGATGCTCAATCTGTTACAATAACTGCTCAGAGCGTAACAATTAACGCACCTAATATAACATTGAACGGAAATGTAACCATTAACGGCTCACTAACTGCAAGTGGCGTGATTAGTTCTGCTACTGATGTAAGCTCAAAGGGTAAGAGCTTCAATGCTCACACTCACGGTGGTGTTCAGAGTGGAAGCAATAGCACGGGGGTACCAAACTAATGACACAAAAAACATTAAAATTAAATGATGATTGGGATTTATTCGTTGACACCAAAGGCGATCTATCTGTAACAGATAAGACCTCAAAAAATTATGCAATCGCTCAAAACGTTGCAAATGCTTTTAGACTTTTTACAAACGATGCTTATTTTTTTACTGATGAGGGCATACCACACTTTTTAATTGAATTAAGGACTGATGCAAAATTCAATATATTAAAAAGCCGTTTAAAATCAACTGCTAAAAAGGTTGACGGTGTTCAAGATTGTGAAATAAAATTACTGAAAATTGAAGATAGAAACCTTATAGGCGTTGCAATGCTAACTTTGACAAATGGAGATAAGATAGATGTTAATTTTTAATGAAAAGACAGGCTTTTCAGTTCAAGAGCCTCAAGAGGTCAGAGAGGAAATCGCACAAAGTTGGATCAATGCCTTTAAATCTGATGATACACCAGATATTAACACAGCTCCAGAAACTCCACAAGGTCAGATTATTGATGCTGAAACTTTGGCAATCACACAGAAAGATGCAGAGCTTGCTTTTTTAGCAAATATGTTCAATCCAAAAACTGCACGTGGAATATGGCAAGATGCCTTAGCAGAAATTTATTTTATTAAGCGTAAAAAAGCCGTAAATTCAAGATGTTACTGTATATTAACTGGATTGAATGGCACGGTAATTGAAAAAGGCTCAAAAATTCAGAGTTCAGCAGATAGCACTTATTGGGATTTATTGGAAACTGTTACTATTAACGATAATAGCTCCGTTACTGCATTATTTGAGTGCGAAAGCGAAGGGGCTGTAATTGCTTCACCTAACACATTAAATAAAATTATTACAACCGTTGCAGGTTGGGATACTGTTAATAATATTCAGTCTGCTACTGTCGGCAGTCTTGAGGAAAGTCAACAAGCATTTGAAAAAAGGCGTTATGATAGTGTAGCATTAAATTCAGTTGGTACAACTGCAAGCGTATTCTCAAGAGTTAATCAAATTGATGATGTTGTAGGTTGTTATGTTGTTGATAATAAGACAAACGTAAACAAAATTATTGATGACTATTTATTAAAGCCTCATTCAATCTATGTAGCTGTAATTGGTGGAAGCAATCAAGATATAGCAGAAGCTATTTATCGTTCATTATCGGCTGGTTGTGACTATAACGGCAATACACAAATTACAGTCGCTGACCCTCATACACACGCAAAAGAAAAAGTCACATTTATGCGACCTACATTACAAAACGTTTATATTAAAGTAAATGTTTTTGATAAAGATTTACCCGATGACTATGAAAATTTGATAAAAAATGCAGTAATTACAAACTTTTATGGTCAAGATGAACAGATAGAAATTGCAGGTGAAGCAGTTACAAGAGCCATTATGGGACAAGATATCTATGCAAGCCGTTTCTTACCTTCAATCTTGAATAAGAATATAAGCTCTTTATTATCTGTTCAAATATCACTTGATAATCAAGTATTTAGCGATTATGTGCATATCAAGATAGACAAAGAACCTTATATTGATGAAAGTAACATAACTGTCAATTTAATTGAACCATAAGGACAAAATAAAATGTCAGATTTTAATATTGATAAAGTTATTCAATCGCAGTACGCAAATTCAAAGCGTATTAACAACATTATTAACAATTTTTGGGACTGTATAAACCCAGAGAATGACATAAAAAATATCTATGACAAAATTATCAATCTTAATACTGCTGTAGGTTTTGGCTTGGACATCTGGGGCAGAATTGTAGCTATTTCACGTGAATTTATTTCTGTTGAATTGAAAAATAAATATCTTGGCTTTGACCCTCAAGGCGTGCATCATACAAGAATTGATACGCTTGATAATGCACCTTTTTACCAAAGAATTGATGGTAAGGTTTTATTAAGTGATGAAGGCTATCGCTTTTATATCTTAATTAAAGCATTGATAAATATCAGTAATTCAAGCCTTTACAACTTGAATAATATGCTTAATATGTTATTCGGTGACAATAAGAATATTATGATTATTCATACTGATACAATGGCTTTGAGGCTCTTAATTTTGTCAGAAGTCCCAGAAGTAGCAAAAAGTGCTTTATTGCGTATGAATTGGCTACCAGCAGGAGTTAATCTTGATATATATCAAGTGATTACTCCTACTTTTGGTTTTAATGGCTCATTTTTGCACCCTTTTAATCAAGGTACATTTTGCTCTGATGTGCCTCGTGATTTATAATATAAATGTTTGATATATAGGAGTTTTATTTATGGTTCAACCTAACAAATGGGGCGAGGTCTTAGGCTATAATGCAGATTATAACCAGCTACCAGAAGATGCAACTTTAACTGCCAGCTTTTCAAAATTATTTCCAGAAATTACACAAATCCCTTTAGAGGTTGGTGGCACTCCACCAAAGCGAATGGACTTAAACGCCATTTTTAAACTGATTGGCGAAAATGTTTTTTATTATCAAAACGGTGGTGTTTTTGAATATAACGATAATTTTCATTATGAAGTAGGAAATGTCATAAGATTTAACAATAAAATTTTCTTATGCATTAGAGAAAATTCAAGGACAAATAAACACGCTCCAAATGATGCTACATATTGGCAACAAATTACTACAAATGATATTTTAAGAAATTATGTTAAAAGCGTGAATGGTATCACACCCGATGTGAACGGTAATGTATCTTTCAGTTACGTAAAATATACTGATTTAACACCATACGCAAAAAGAACAGAGCTTGAACCAAAGATAGACAGAGCAGAATTTATTGAAACATTAAGAAGATATGTTAAAAGTGTTAATGGTATAACACCCGATGCTAACGGTAATGTATCTTTCAGTTATGTTAAGTATTCAGATTTAACACCATACGCCACAAAATCAGAATTAACACCAAAAGCAGACAGGTCGGAATTAGCACCATTAGCAACCAAAGCAGAAGTTGAAATTGCTTGCCCTGTCGGTACAGTCCACGCTTTTGCTGGTGTTTATGCTCCTACTGGTTGGCTTCTTTGCAACGGTCAAGCCGTTTCACGCTCTCAATATTCAAGATTATTCTCAGTAATTTCCACCCGTTATGGTGGTGGTGATGGTTGGAGCACTTTTAATGTTCCAGATATGCGTGACCGTTTTATTGAGGGTGCTCACTCTTATAACGTTGGCACGCCTTTAAGTGCTGGTATTCCTAATATTACAGCTTCGGCAAGTGAATTTTATTGCAATGGTGACCACATAAATACAAACGGTGCAATGTATCAGACATCATCTACTTATGATGACTTGATGGGAAGTGCTGACCTGTGGAAGCAGTACCGAGTTGGTCTAGGCTTTGATGCCAGTCGTTCAAGTGCCGTATATGGGCGTTCATCAACTGTTCAGCCAAATGCTTTAAATATGAATTTTATTATTAAATATTAAGAGGTTTTAAAAAAATGATTGAACCACAAAAATGGGCATCAACTTTAGGAAGTCTAAGCGATACTGTGACTTTGCCAGACGAAGATTTACAGTTTGCAAGTTTTAAAAAACTGTTTCCTGCCTTAACACAAGTGCCTTTATCAGAAGGTGGTGTAGCTCCACAACGTACTGATTTTAATACACTTTTTAAACTGCTAGGTGATAATATATTTTATATTCAACAAGGTGGTGTATTTAGTTATTCAGATACAGCAGATTATGAGAGGGGAGCATTTGTTAAATATAACAACGAGTTGTATCTATGTATTCAAGATAATAGCTCATTTAATAAACACGCTCCAAACGATGCAGAATATTGGAAAAAAGCAGCTACCGAAGATTTTGTTAATACTTCAATAAATAACCTTAACACAATTAGAAAAAATGACGGTAACGACTATTACGATGATAGCGATATTACATCGTTAATCTATGCTGGTAATGGGGCAGGCACTCTAAGAAATGAAATTGCGAATGGTGATTTCAGTCGTGTTCACCCAGGTCAGACCATTGTCGGTAGAGTAACAGGCACTACTTATGTTGTTGTAGGTTGTAACATTTACAAAAATAGAGGTGATACAGAATTAACAAGTAACCATATCGGTTTAATGCCTATTCAGCTTATTGGAAATGCTAGCAACTTGTTATGGTCAGGCAGAACTTATGCAGGTTCAGGTGTTAATAATACCACTCAAGGTTATGCACCTTGGGCAAGTGACAACGATACAGAAGGAAAAAATCAGACCTCTTGCTATAAAGACAGTTACATTGCTAATACAGTTCTGCCAAAAGTTGACAATTTGTGGTTAAAGCCGGATTTTGAAAATCAAGGTATTTCAGTCTTAACTTTTAGAAATCTTGAAGCAATTTCTTTTGACGCAAATGCAACTTGTATGTCTAATCCTAATTGGAGAGGTTGTGCAACTAACTGGGGTTGGACATCAAGGCGTTTAGTCCTTCCATCAGAACCAGAGATATACGGTCATTATCATTGGGCTGGTTCACCTTTTGAGAGTGGTTCACAGCATACACAGCTACCGTTATACAGACACAAAGAAATTCACAAAGTATATCCTAGAGTTGATATATGGTTAA